CTAAGCCATCGCCCAAGAAGAAGCGGTACCCTCGTAACCCGGGGAGCACTGCTAAGTAATGCTCTCGAACACCGCAGTACCAAAATACTACGGGCAGTTTCGTGACGCAGTCATCCGAGGCGAGATTCCGGTATGCGAAGAGATCTCATGTGAGATGAACCGGATTGACGCACTAGTCGCCAATCCCGAATACTACTACGACGACCAAGCCGTGGAAGGGTTCATCGCATACTGCGAGAACGAGCTTACTCTGTCCGATGGAGCCGACCTCCATTTGCTCGACAGCTTCAAGCTCTGGGCCGAACAGCTCCTTGGATGGTACTACTTCGAGGATCGCCAGGTTTTCGTCCCATATGAGGACGGAGTCGGCGGTCGCTATGAGACCAAAACCGTAAAGAAGCGCCTTACAATCAAGCAGTATCTGATCGTTGCTCGTGGAGCAGCGAAGTCGATGTATATGTCACTCATCCAGAACTACTTCCTGGTGATCGACACTACAACGACTCATCAGATTGCTACGGCTCCGACCATGAAGCAGGCTGAAGAGGTGATGGGTCCATTCAGGACCGCCATCACTCGAGCCCGAGGTCCGCTATATAAGTTCCTGACTGAGGGATCTATTCAAAATACAACTGGTGCGAGGGCTAACCGCCAGAAGCTGGTTGCTACAAAGAAAGGTGTGGAGAACTTCCTCACCGGATCCCTTCTTGAGGTTCGCCCAATGTCCATCGACAAGCTACAGGGTCTTCGACCCAAGGTTTGTACGGTGGATGAGTGGCTTTCCGGCGACATCCGTGAGGACGTGGTCGGTGCACTCGAACAGGGTGCCTCGAAGATCGATGACCCGGTCATCCTGGCCGTCTCATCCGAAGGGACCATCCGCAATGCGGTGGGCGACACCATGAAGATGGAGTTGCTCAAAATACTGAAGGGCGAATACATCGCCCCTCACATCTCAATCTTCTACTACCGACTTGATGATATCAAGGAAGTAGCAGATCCTGCTATGTGGGTTAAAGCCCAGCCGAACATCGGTATTACTGTCTCTTATGATCGGTACCAGCAGGACGTCGAGCGAATGGAGCAAGCCCCCGCCGCTCGAAACGACATCCTCGCCAAGAGGTTCGGAATCCCCATGGAGGGATATACGTACTTCTTCACATACGAGGAGACAATCCCGCACAGGAAGAACACCTTCTGGAATATGCAGTGCGCTATGGGCGCCGACTTATCCCAGGGTGATGACTTCTGTGCGTTCACCTTCCTATTCCCACTGAGGAATCAGGCTTTTGGCGTAAAGACACTGGCATACATCTCTGAACTGACGCTCATGAAGTTGCCTGGTGCTTTGCGTCAGAAGTATGACGAGTTCATCCAAGAAGGAAGCCTCCGAGTCATGGAGGGTACCGTCCTGGATATGATGGAAGTCTATGAAGATCTAGACCAGTACATCGATGAACAGAAGTACGACGTCTCGGCATTCGGGTTCGACCCGTACAACGCCAAGGAGTTCGTAACCCGGTGGGAGCAGGAGAACGGCCCGTATGGTATTGAGAAGGTCATTCAGGGAGCCAGGACAGAATCAGTCCCCCTAGGGGAACTGAAGAAGCTGGCCGCAGAGCGACTCCTCATCTTCGACCAGGAACTCATGTCTTTCACCATGGGAAACTGCGTCACCCTTGAGGATACCAACGGTAACCGAAAGCTACTGAAGAAGCGCTCGGAAGAGAAGATCGACTCAGTGGCTGCTCTGATGGATGCCTTCGTGGCATACAAGATCAACAAGGAGGCATTCGAATGAGCAAGGAGGGGAGATGGGTTTAACCGACCGATTGAGCCACGCCTGGAATGCATTCACAAGGTCTCCGGACAAGAAGAACTTCACTCCCGAGTATGGGTCGTGGACGTTTGGAAATCCGAACCTGAACTACCGGCCTGTCGTCGGGGATCAGACAATCGTCACTAGCATCTACAACCAGATTGCTATCGACGTATCTAATGTCCCTATCCGACACGTCAAGACTGACGAAAACGGTAACCTCAAGAGCTACTACCGTAGCTATCTTGATGACTGTCTGTCTCTGAGTGCCAACATCGACCAGACCGGACAGGGATTCTTCCAGGATCTCGTCCTGACTCTGTTCGAGGAAGGCGCTGTGGCGATCGTCCCTGTCGATACGGACGTGAGTCCTGATATGACTCAGGGATACGATGTCAAGTCAATGCGCATTGGAACGATCCTGAATTGGTATCCTCGCCACGTCCGGGTGGAGGTCTACAATGATCAAACTGGACAGCGAGAGCAGCTGACCCTTGACAAGGAATTCGTAGCCATTGTACAGAATCCTCTGTACAGTGTGATGAACGCTCCTAGCTCTACGCTGCAGCGACTAACTCAGAAGCTGCATCTTCTCGACGCTATTGACAAGCAGTCTGGGTCTGGTAAGCTGGACATCATCATTCAGCTTCCGTACGTCGTAAAGACTGAGCTAAAGAAGCAGCAGGCCGAGGCACGCCGTAAGGCGATTGAGGAACAGCTCGCAGGGTCTCAGTACGGTATTGCTTACACTGATGGTGCCGAGCGAATCACTCAGCTGAACCGACCTTCCGAGAACAACCTCATGAGCCAGATCCAGTGGCTCACTACCCAGCTGTACAACCAGCTCGGAATGACTGAGGATGTCTTCACCGGCAAGGCCGATGCTCGACAGATGCTGAACTACCAGAACCGAACGGTTCGTCCAGTTCTGAAGGCGATCACGGACGCTATCACCCGGACCTTCCTCACCAAGACTGCCCGAACGCAGCGTCAGCGGATCATGGCAATCGAGGATCCGTTCCTCAATGTCCCGCTGGAGGAGATGTCCAAGCTGGTCGACTCTGTCAAGCGTAATGAGATTGGTACAGCTAATGAGCTTCGCCCGAAGTTCGGCTGGGCCCAGTCCGAAGACGAGACAGCGAACCAGTTGGTGAACTCCAACATCAATCCGATGGGCGAGGAACAGCCGCCTGGTGAAGAGCCAGTCGACGAGACCCCTGCATCGGAGGTACCAATTTCCGAACTGATGGAGAGTAGTCAAAATGGCAGTTAAGTGCGATTTCTCTGGCTACGCCACTAAGAATGACGTTCGGTGCTCGGACAACAAGATCATCCGGCACGGGGCATTCGCGGCGTACGATGGGAAGACCGTACCTCTGGTCTGGCAGCACAAGCACGGAGACGTCGAGAACGTCCTCGGGCATGCCGACCTGGAGGTCCGAGAGGATGGGGTCTACGCCTATGCCCATCTGAACAACACCGATCGTGGCCGGACCGCTCGAGAGAGGGTCAAGAACGGCGACATCAAGGCGATGAGCATCTACGCCACTCACGTTCGCGCTAAGGGCAATGACGTTGTCCACGGCGAGCTCGTCGAGGTGAGCCTGGTGCTCCGCGGCGCCAACCCCGGTGCCCTCATCGACCAGGTCTCCATCGAGCATGGCGACGACGGCGATGAGATTGAGGCTGTCATCTACACTGATGCGCAGCTGGACTTCGTTTCTCACGGTGATGACGTCGAGGACGAGGATGAGGACTTCGAGGCGGAGGAGACGGATGACGTCGAGCACGCTGAGGAGGAGCCGGAGGCCGATGAGGCTGAGGGCGACGAGGATGACCCCACTCTCGGGGAGATCTTCGATGGAATGACTGAAGAGCAGAAGACGGCGGTTTACGCCATCGTTGGACAGCTCGTCGATTCCGTAGATGAAGAGGCGGAGGAGTCGGAGACCGAAGAGGTTGAGGACACCGCCCATTCC